TTCGTGTTTTACGAGTCCAGCCGCTGCACCTGCCGCATTAGCGGCGTTTGTAGAATGGCAAAAGAAGCCAGCCTCAGTAATTGCGTTTAAATCAGTAACTAGTGCCCCTGCCGATCCGAAGCGTGACGCATAATCCGCCAAATGCGACACAAGCCCAAGGTTGGTTAAATAATTTGTGCCGTCAAATATCGCGAAGAATATTGCACCTGCTTGTATATCGCCTGCGCCTAAATCAACAATTCCTGAACCTGTGATTTTTTTAAGTGTTTTTGCTCCTAGTGAGTTAATATTTACAGTTGTAGCACCAGTATTGGTAACTGTTGCTTTAATTTTTAATACCGAACCTGCGGTATAGGCCGTAAATCCCGTAATCGCTCCAACTATCGCATTGACTGCCCCTGAGTCAACAAAGTAAGGAAAGTCGGTCAGTTGGATTAGGTTATTATTCATATTATTTTGTACGCTTGTGAATAAATCCATGAATTGCTGCCTAGCTGCTGCATCATCAGCAGGGACATCTGGATAATGAGTTTGATCTGTTAAAGGGAAGGTATATGCGAAAGTTCCTGGCATTATCTCACCTGCTTTCCTAAGACATAAAGTAGTCTTAAATCGCTAATAGATAAATCTTGATTGAGGTTGTTGTTACTAAATTCAACTTGATAATAAGGAATGTTTTTTAGTTTCAATCTTTGAGGTATCTGTTGAAAATACTTTGGTACTCCCCATGTGAACGCCGCCCAATTGAAGTTAGCCCATGAAGAAGAAGCAGTTTTTCCGGGTGGAACTGTTGCAGTATTGTAAATATCTCCATTGTCGTTCATGTGCTTAACTGTGATAGATGAACCGACTTTTGCACTCGTATTGAACCATAACCCTAAGATAGTTACGAGGTATCCCATAATGTTGAAGTTGAGAACTTTTGTCCTCCACTTGGCATTAATAGCTACTCCAAAGTCATTGTTATTTTTGATGAAGTGAATAAATCTTCCTATTGTCCTATCGCCATAATAAAGGTCTTGGTCTACTGCAAAAAAGCAGTTTGCATTGATTGTGTCGAAGGGGAACCATGCCAAACGAATCTGATCTTCATATTGTCTGCCTGTGTTTACAAATGGGGTTATTCCATAATCCCACGCCCAAACATTGGAGTTAACGCATATCCAATAATGGCCATAGGCATCTATTGATGTTGCATTTTGCAGGTCTGTTTTTGTGTTGTTGAGTAGTCCAGGGTAATTGCCTGTACCGTTTATATTTAAAGATAATGGACTAACGTCTTTTTCATCCTTTAATAGAGTGGAGGTTAGGGTTTGCACTCCTGAATAAGTATTACACCATACTAGGTGATCGCTAATAGTTTGGATTGTGTAAGGCATATCACAACCTATAGAATCACTCAAGAGAGCCATGGGGAAACGTACAGTCGTTCCGTCAAAGGAATAGGTCACACTATACATGGAACGCTCTTTGAACACGACAAGGATGTTGTATTGCTTGCCGAACCCATAAATAAAAGTTTCGTCTACTCCTGCATTGTTATATTGATTTTCAGGCATGAATGTAGGGTCGAGAAGTCCTGAATAATAATAAGTAGTGCTATCTCCTGCCATGAATACACGGGAGTCGTTATCTCCACCAAATGTTGTGGCGTACTTGCAAGCTAGGATTACTGCTTGACCTGCTGAATCAAGTTTATAAGCTGTGATAACAACATTGTCAGTGCCGGTTGTAGGTGCAGTTGTAAATGTGACAGTTCCAAGCGTTCGGTTGACCGTGAAATCTGTTGTTTCAACCTTGGCTATACCATTAACTGTTGCAGTGACTAAAGTAGCATCTAAGGTTGTTAACGGTAGTTGATAAACCGTAGCTGCACCATCGGCACTGAAACTCGTTCTAAAACCCGCTGCAAGCCTATTGTACTGTTCATTGACAGTTCCCCCGTCTGCAGGAGCCCTGCCTGTGATAACTAAAGGGATATACCCAATTACGACTGTAGCTGTTGTTCCGTCATATTGAACATACTCATGCCCGTTTTTGTAGTAAAGTTTGCCTGACATAACAAAAAAACTACCCTTTACGGCAGTTAATGAGGAATATATGGGTGTTGCTATCTTCGTTGTCAGATCGAGTGAATACATGTTGGTTGAAGCTGTAAAAATCACTTTTCCATTGAATGCCTTGTCGTACGTGCTGAGAATGGGGAAGTTTCCGAGGGAAGTAAAGAGATATTCTTGACCATAACGCTTGGTTAATGTTCTCTCCTTGAACCAGAGGTTATTCATTAGAGGAGATTGGTTATCTAAAATCTTTTGCGGAAGATCAGTATAAACCACTCCTCCATTTAAAAATTCGAGTTTCCATTCCGAGGGGATTATTTCTTTGGAAATTGGCATTTTCATTTGTCTAAAAGACATCTACACTACCCTCCTTTGGAATAGGTTACTATTTGTAACTTACTCGTTAAATCCCCACTGAACATTGTATTTCTTACGGATTGACTTCCCTGTGTTACTGCATTCGTCAGATTGGCCAGCTTGCCTTGATACATGGCGTAGAGTTTGTCTGCAACACTTTTCAGGACCGGGTCGTCGATGAGAAGTTGACTCGCTACATAATACGGCATCGCCTGGCATGCTTCCTCATCTAGCTCAAAAACATAGGTATCTAAAACAGTATCAAGTATATCAGCCGGATAAGCATAATAGAAAACGTCAATCTCCCCGGTAAGAAAATAACTGACTGAGATAACGTTCCTTCCCTCCCATTGCCAGTCAATAGTATTTGAGTAGAGAATACTATTACCCTTGTTGACTACTTTCCTCAAGAGATAGAAGTCGCTTGGCATCGTGTATTTAATATACTTCTGATAGTTTGGAATATCGTCAATCGTTGGAAATAAATACGCAAACAAAGCCCTGTTACGGATATTGTAAGGGTATAAACCTGCGAACCTTACTCTTACTATGTTCGCAACGTTTGAAACGCCTGTGAAGCCCTTGTAGACTGTGTACTGACCTTTTGGAGTAGTGTTGTTAATCGTGATAAGGTTAGTCCATACGCCGGGTGAGGTTTGCTCCTCAATGTAAATATCCGCGACACCATCCACCTCAAAATAATAGGATTGTGAACCTATGGCCGCCATATCCACTAAATACATCAAAAGATATTGCACTACATCGAAGGTTTGAAGTGGATTAGAGAGTTGGTTTGGGATAGGGTTTTGACTGAGAGTAAGGGCTTTGTGAATATATTTTGCAGTTGAAGCAATCTCTTTTTGGCAGGTATCAAACAAGGCTGGCATACGAAGAGTGTAATCTAACGTATTTCCGTCAGTTGATAGAATTAAATTCCCTGCATTGGAATACTGGTTAAGAAGTTTGATTGCTTTATCTCTGGCCTGGCTGTAAATCATTTAAAAATGCCCCCTTTCTTGGGGTTAATAAAGCGCGAGAATACTTGTCGCAGTGGTCAGCGCGGCATTAACCCTCTTTACGCTAATGTGGTGCATTACGCCTATGGCTAGGGCTGTAAAGGTCACTTCTGAGCCGTCTTGCATTATCGCGACTACGTTTCCAGCTCCACCGATATATAAGCCCTTTGTTGGGCCATCCACTAAGTCCACGGTATCGCTTGGCGTTACTGCGACAGCACCTTGAAAGGTGAGGATGTTTCCGTTTCGGTCTACGCTTATTTCCCTCGTTGCATTGTCTGGGTCTGTTGCACATATTAACATTACTGAACCTCCTTAGAGTTTATTTTCAAAATAAAAGGGAGCCGAAGCCCCCTATTTCTTATGCCCAGCAGAGAACGTACCACTCATCTGTTGTGGTACCTGCCGCGCTTGGTGTGATGGTTAAGGTATTGGTTGATATCACAGCCGTTGCTATGGTCATTGGTGCATTTGCGTTATTGAAACCTTGTGCAATAAATCCAGCAATATTAAAACCTGCAGTAAAGACTATTGCGCCATTTGTGGCTGTACCGGGCAATTTCTGTACCTGAAGAGAAGTTGTTCCTACGCCAGATAATGCGTTTAATTCGGCAGCAGTTAGAGTGATTGGCGTATCTGCTACGTGCAATCCTCCGACTTCGAGATTGATACCATGGGGGAATGGTGTTCCCACGCCTTCATATGATCCTTTAAGAACCAAGGTTGTCACATCCTTTCAAAAGAGAGGGGGATTACTCCCCCATTAATTACGCTGGGTTACTAAAGATTATGGGTCTAGCGTCTCCGAAACCAGTGCCAAATACAACATAAGGAACAATTCTTGCAATAAGGGGATTGTCAAGGTCCGTCCTCAAGACTTGTGGCTTTTCAATATAGACCACTTTGGCAATCTCTTTAATCAAGAGACGGTCACATACTGCCCATTGTTTCGCTGAGAAACCATCGGCACCACCGCCAACGACGATATACTTCATGCCGTAGATTGGGTTAGCTCCATTTTCTGCGGATTCTTGGAGTTTTTCGGGAATGAGCTTACCGTTGATACCACAAAGCTCTTTTGCCTTGGGTTCAAGTTCAGGTGATACAAGCAAGGTATTGAAGTCAGAGAGGAATGGGAGACCATCAGGAGTAACGAACCGGTTAGCGAGTGTTTGCGCTGTCGTAATGGCCGGTACGCTCAATGTGGATGTGATAAGGTTGGAGAATGTACCTGAATCAGCATCTACCACACTCACACCACCAGCATCAGCCTTAGAAGCTACAGGATGGTCAGTTGCGGCCCATGCTTTGCCATCCCCACCAAGATAAGGAGTAGTAGCATCAAACGCATGTCCAAACATGCGAAGGATGTTCATGTATACTGTCATGGATGCAGAATAAGCAGCACGGGTTCCAGCTTTCTTTGCTTCTCCTGACTTGTCAATTCGAGCGTACAGACGTTGGATGTCGATAGAACCGGCTTTTTCAATCGGTGTGATGATCTTGATAAATCCACGCTTTTGGTTCATGCCGACAAGGCTTGAACCATCATATGAGGCAAGTTCTCCATATCCCCCGAGGCCTTCCATACGGTAATCTACATCCATGTCTGTTTCTTCAGAGATAATCTGAGCGAGAGCGGACATGTAATTGCCATACTTATAGTCGAAGGTTTTGTCGATCAAAGGGTAGAGGTCGTTTTTCCATGCTGTGTTAATATTTGAATTTGCCATTAAAGATCATCCTTTCGCAATAGAAAAAACACCCTTTCGGGTGCCTTCTAGTTATTTAATTAGGCTTTTTTATTGCCGTGTTCATGCAGGGCGACATCGTGGAAGATCACATTTCTCTCGGTGTCATAGCTCGACACACGGATAGGAAGGGTTGCTGTTGCCGTCAGAACTAACTTACTGATACCAGCATCAAGATTTCCTTTTTGGAAGCCTGTAGGAGGGAAGATAGCGAACACATCTCCTGCGGTAATTGCTCCCCCTGCGGTTTGAGTCGTAGTGAAAGTACCTGTTGCAGCCGTTGAGCCAGTGATTGGATAGACTGTGCCGAGTGGGTCAGTGTTGGTGGATCCAGCTACCTTAGAAATAAGTTTCATATCTCCACCAACAAAGTCTGCATCAACAAAGACACCGTTAAGAGTAGAATCGACTAAGGTTGTAGTCGTTCCAGAGGTTGCAGTAACTTGAGGTGCCACTCCCTCAAAGACTTGTGTTGGACTGTCATAGACTTTGATCTTTAAGCCATTACCTCGAATGTTTAGCGTATCGGCTGTACCGGGGTGCGATTCAATAGCAATACCCAGGATAGGTGATGTTTCTCCGACTACCGCAAGGACTACTTTACCTGCGGTTAGTTTGACAACTTGGCCAATTGCTACGGCTGTAGCTGTCACAATATTATACTCTTTGATCCCAGTTACTTGGGATCCCGTTACATCATAAGAAGGTTTCATTGGTAATCACTCCTTTTATAGTTTGTCTGCGTATTCTTTGTAACTCATTTTAAGTTCAGGATTCTTCCTGTTCCAATCGTCAACGACTTTCTTCTGCCCTTCGTTAAGTCCATGGTGTCCACCGTCTGAGCCCTTGCTCTTACCGCTTGACGTAGAGCGTTCTTCTTTGGACTTAACTTTGGCGATTGTTTCCGCTTCTGTCTCACCGATAAAATCAACAAAGTCCTCATAAAGCTCTTTCAAGGGAAGGCCTTTCCCCTTTGCGAACTTCTTAAACTTAGGGTCCTCGGCGAGTTGGTCAAGGTCAACATCAGCATATGCTTCCGTCATTTCCTTGACTTGTTTATTCCAACTATCGTTCGCTTTTTGCTTATCATCTGCCACCTGTTTTTGGGCTTGGCGTTCGCCCTTAAGTTCATTTAATTCCTTCTTCAACTCTCGCATTTCTGCGAGTAGTTCAGGTGAAGTTCCCTGCTCTTTGGATTGCTTTTGTAGTTCTTCGAGTTCGGTTTGCTTGGCTATAGCTTCTCTTTGGGCTTTGATGGCTTCCCTGCGCTCTTTGGCTGTACCTTGATAACCGAATGCAGCTAGTTCTTTGTCAATTCCCTTCAAATCCTCATAGTCAGCATACTTGCCCTCTACTCTTGCAATCCGCTCCTGAATAGCCTTGTCTACTACAGCTTGTTCCTCTGGTGTGAATGTTACTTTGCCTGTTTCATCAATCATTTTGTTTCCTCCGTTTTAAGCCTGTCGGCTATTAATTTTTGGTCTGGCGAATACTTTACTTCGTGTGTGTTCCCACTACTCCGCGTTTCTCCCTTGCCATGGTTCGCTTCCTCATCCATAGCATTGCTTCTTCTAACTTTGTAATGGCAATGGCATTGTCCCTACAGGCAAACTCTGACTTCTGGAAGTGTTCAAGACGTGTAATGACCATTGCTATTAAGTCCTCGTTATATACACCGTTTATGCTCTCTTCTTTGATTGGTCCTTCTTGAAAGTGGATACCAGAAAGCAATCCTCCACTATATATATGCCTGTGTTCAATGTCCTTTGGATCGCTTCCGGATTTTACAACAAAGAAATGATTTGGAGCGTTGAACCGTTCGTCCCCTTCATCCTCGTGGTAAACCTCTGTATACGTTGATGTTAATAAATCATGTTCGAGCTTCTTCATGGTTACATCTCCTCAATTCATTTTTTGTCTTAGCGTTTGCACTACCCTTGTTGGGTTATTTAAGTCATGTCCACCATATATACTACACTCAGGATTTGAGCAGACCATAGGCATAATCGTATAGGCTATAGTTGGAGTATCAGGGGAGTTATCCCCCTCGAATACTATTAATGTTTTACCAATATTTAGAGTTGAACCGCAGGATGGACATTTCATTTGCCTTTCACCTTCTTGAGTTTTGGATTAGCTTTCTTGGCCTTTGCGCTTGAATTGCGTGTAGATGCCGCTAGGATTGCCCCAGCAGCGTTTTTGGAATAGCCTTCTTTTTCTATTTTGGATTGAATTGACTTGAACCCTGGGTGAACTTTGGACATATGCATCACCTTACCTTTAATTAGATTTGAATATCTCCATTAACGACTTTGCTAGGCTCTCAACTGTCTGTTCCATTTTTAGCTTAATAACATTACGAGCATATTCACCCTCAACGGCGAATTCTACAACTGTTTGGTATTCATTAAAGACAATGTGGAGCAATTCGTGGATAATGGAAAGGTCTAACTCATCATTGATTTGAGGACTTTCAGTATTAATACTTATAGTGGCTGTTTTATTGCATGATTCCCTAGAACAAAAAGCGTTGTATTCATCGGAACCGAGACTTTTATGAGTTTCGATTCCGCTCAAGAATTTTAACCCAATATCCCAATCTTGGATTCTTAATATCTTCTGCCATTTCTCAATAAACGCTTCACACTCTTTGTAAGTTGTTGGATTATTGCCTTGTCCGCATACCTTGAATTCAATCTTAGGAAGCATTTTGCCCTCCTTGTATTTGCGCCATGACCTGATCAAGTAAGTGGGGATTTTTCCTCAAGTGATCTAACTCTGCTGGGGATAAACCAGCGAGTAAGTTTTTAATTGTGACCTGCGGGACCTGTTGACCTTGTTGTTGAGACTGCGGTGTAATTGGCGACTGTTGCATCTGTGCTTGAGACTCAGGCGAGACTTGGGGGAGTTGTGGCCCCTGACCAGGCTGATAAGGTAATCCACTTACATTGGTGCCCCTCACGCTTGGCTTTGTGGTAGATAACATGCTGTAAGGTACGCCATACTCATCCATTGGCTCAGGTATTTGAATATTAAGCCCAATCTTAGCGAGTAATTGCTGCTTGGCATCTGGACTCATATCCTTATAGGCTGCCGTGATTTTCGGGATACCAAGTTGGAGGTTGCTAAAGAAGTTATTAAGATACTCTTTAATCTCTTTACGGTTCGGTAACTGCATAATGTCAATCATTTCACAGACGATCTTATAATTTTCCACGGAAATGTTCATTTCGGCGATTGTCTCAATGGCAGATAAGGTGAAGGCTTTGTTATGTGTGATACCATCTCCTACCTGTACTACGCAATCAATACGGGGATAATAACCATCTTTGTTGAGTTTAGATGAATCGAACTTGAATACGATAGGACCCTTACTCCTGTCCATATTTGGCGGTTGTACCTGTGATGTCTGCTGCCCCGTCTGTTGCGCTTGTTGCTGTTGGACTTGCTGTTGGTCTGCAAATTCAATCTGCTGTTCTTGGCTCATCATCCCATTTGCTTTGATTTGCATTTGCTCCTGCACGTCGCCTTCAGCACCGAGGAAAATAATACGTTTATCATCGTAAAATTCCAATGCTGTCCAGTCAACAAGTTCATAAAGCAATTCAAACCCTGCCGTTCTGTCAGCTTTTTTGAGCGATTGGCGGCGTTCCCCCTGTTGCCGTAGTTCAACCAGTCCACCGAGTGTCCTGACGTTGGCTGGTGGACCCCCACCTTGATTTACATCAAAATTACCAACTGTTTCCTTAATCACGTCGCGGATGAATGTGATCGTGTCCTTTAGCCCAACGTTAAGGTTAGCTAAACCGCCTAACCGAGCTACCGTGCCCATCTTACCATCTTTGACCTTCCAGATAGCTCCGGGGGTATTCTCGGCTTCCGTATCATCCACTAAAGCATTTTCCTCCATGAGTGTAATGTCGTTAGCGTTGAAAGTATCATTCAGAATCGCCATAGCAAATTCTCTATCGGCCGCATCCACTAAATCCTTAATTGGGGTAATCTCTGACATATCCCAAAATGATTTATTAATAGGAATTTTGCAATATTTAACAAAGGGATAGAACTTATTCTGCAAGCCAGTGTTCACCCAGTACTTCGGGATATAATGTATTTCGGTGACACCGATAATAATAGAGCAAGCTATGTCGCCTGACTCCCAAGTAACCGTTTTTTTGACCGTCTTGCCTTTGACTGTATACTCTTGTACCTCACTGCCACCGTTCGGTTGCTTAAACCAATGCTCGATCACCTGTAAGGTATCGTCGTTGACATCATGCGTTTGGCTGTTGTAAATCTCTGTGTCGCTGTACCTTCCGTCTGCGTTTATGTCGTTGACATTCATTTTCAACCGCTCAAGATCTTTAGCGAAGATTCTCGCTACTCTGAGTCGGTGCATCCTATAAGAATAAATAAGATATTCGCAGTCTTGGAGTTCGAGCGCGGCAGGGTCAGGGAAAATGTTTGACGCATCAGGATTGCCTATGACAATATCTCCACTGTATCCGGGACCTTCTTTCTGAGCATCCCAAGCGACTTTCCAAAAGGCGTTCCCGAGCTTGTTAAGTTGTCTCTCGTTTTCTGTGTTGATGTTATCGAGTTTATTATTTTCGATGACATACTGAACAACATACTGCCGTTGTTTAGCCTTAGCACCGTCTAGATCATCGTCTCTGCCCCTAAACTCGAAGTCGGGCAGATCAGGTATAATCTGGCTTTCCACATGAATGAAGGGGTCAGGAATGACCGCAGGGATAAATGGAATTCCTTTTTCAATGCAGATATTCTGAATCTCCATCTGCGTTCTGTGTTTGCTGTTGTAGTAATCGTCAAGCTCAATGAATTGCAACGTGAAACGGCTCTTTTGGGCTCTCGCATACTCGTAAAGATAAGGGACGGTATATTCACGCGATTCTTTTGTGGAGTAATCATAGAGTCGTCCCTGCTCTATTGTTTTACCCATAAGGACTTTGCCTATTTTCTTTGCAGTTTGTTTGATTCCCATGCTTTCACCTCACAAAAATAACACTCTTTCGAGTGCTACATCCTCACCTTTGGTTTAGGCTTGATCTTGTCTATTAGCAGTTTCTTAGGCCTCGCCTTAGCTGTATATGTTGGGCAAGGTCTAGCAGCTACCCAATAGCGTATGGCATCTGGTCCATGCGTTAGTTCGTGCGGTTCATTTGCTACGTCATTAGGGTCCTTCTCGTCACACTGTAACTGTGGCAGAGTGCGGATAAGATTGACACAGTTTTTTGTAATGACTAAGTTTGCCGTCATGATCTGCTGTTCATCCTCATGAGGTTTCAGCCATTCCTTGAGATTGTACCAACCTTGGATTCGGTTGTTATTTGCCTTAGATAACCATAGATCATTCTCACCAAATATCTCAGCCGCGCTCTTCCCTGTCTCTTGCCTACGGTTCCACAAGTCAGGCGGTCCGATAGTCTCATATATGCGCTCATCCGGCAATGTCATGGCTAAAATAGCTTTGGCTGCATCCGATATAATCAGGCCGGATTGATAAAGCTCTTTGTAGACATACGCTTTATTTCGTGTGTCAGTTGTGATCCAGTAACAGGCCAGCATGTCGAGACCATAGTCTAAGACTCTATACCTACGCCAGTTATCAGGAATGACGAAAAGCTCAATAACATGTATATCACTCCTAAACTCATCGAAGTATTGCCCTCCTGGTATTCCGTATTCACCCAATCCAACTACTTTGTATCGGTCAGGGTTGGTAAACTCAAGGTCTGTGATCTTCTTTCGGTCCTGATCGTCTAACCATTCATTGCACTTATAAGTTGTTGTTAAGGTGAAAGTATCAGGATATTCGTTGTCGAAGTATCTATCTTTAGTCCAGTGGCTATTTACCCACGGGTTATAAGTTAGCGTAACCTGTTTCCATAATCCCTCAGGCATTTCCCCCCTTATACTCTCGTCAAACGTGTCGAAGTCGTCAACGCTATCTATTTCATACGCTTCTTCAAGCCATGCCCAACACAGCACTCCTGTGTCTACTGTGATGGATGTGAGCTTTAATGGGTCATCGAATCCCCTAAAGAGAATCTTCTGGCCGGTTGCAATGTAGGTGCATTCCAGAGGACTTAGTGTGAATCGCCATTTCTCAAACACTCCCAATCTTTTAGCCGCCCACTTTAACTGAGCAAATGTACTGTCTTTATGTGTATTGAATGTCTTACGCACTACTACAGCATTGGCCTTGCTGTGTTTCATGATGTTGTATATGAACCATAATGCGGCTGTTACACTTTTCTTTGATCCCCGGCCACCCTTTAAGACTCGATAACGTTTCTTGGTCTTCCAGAACGAAGCATAGCCTTTACCGACGACATCGGGCAAGCTAATTTCTTCCTTTTTCACGTTCTCACCCCGAATATGGATAGCATAGTAAATCAGAGCAATCCGGAGATAACCAGAGTTTACTTTTTCGAATAAAACACGTTATTATCGGCCTAAATTGATAGAGTAAAAAACGCGTAAATCATCTGTCAGAGCTGAATATGGCTGAATATGAGGATTTGCATAATCGTCTACTTTACATAGTGCTCATTATCGGACCAAACTCAATCTTCTAGGTCTTTTTCACCCTGGAAGATCACCATTGAGCCATTAATGTCTAATTTATCGGTGAACATGCCTAGGTGCTTGCCAAGCAATTCAAGAGCTTTTATCTTGTCTGCCATTTTAACTTCACGTTCAACTATGTTGCCATCAGGCATGGGTATCACCTTGACCTTGATGGACAGTATAGATGCTGTATCATCTCTGCCGGCATCTTTTTTAATAGTTGCATCATTTGCATTGATTACGTCCATAGGGTTAACCAGGGCTATCCTTGCAAGCTCTTTTATCACTCGATCAGCGTTTATGCCTGTTCTTTTTGATTGTTCAGCCATCACTTTGTCTACATGTGCGCGGATCATAACATTTGATAATAATCGTGAACTTTGCTCCTGCGCTGTTCTCGGTGAATACCCAGCACGAGTGGCAGCAGCAGAGCCGTTCAAATCTATAAGATACTCTTGTATAAATCTCTCTTGTTTTGCCGTCAATGCCATTGTGCTTACCTCCCTTGTGTATAGTAACGATTATCCCGCATCATGCGGTCAATGTATTAGCAATCAGTCGTGCAGTTAGATTAAATTGTGGCCCAAAATAAACAATAAAATAGGACCAATAAACTTGATTTTAGTGTTTGACAATCAATTTAGATTATGATATACTTAATCAAGATCAAATTTAAGGGAGGCTAAACAGTATGGCATACTACATCAGGATGGAAGAAAATCTAGAAGATGCTCAATCATCCCTTGAACGTGGAAAATCAGTTCGCCGTTGGGCATTCGCCGGTTGCTCACCCTGGGAACACCTCGCATTCGCAATTCCGGAAGACGAGCAAAAAGACGCTCTGGAAACATATTTCGGTCGAGAAGTTGAAGACGAAGAACTCACCTCCCTCATACATGATGATCTTTTTTCTGAAAGCGACGACGAGAAACTCGCTGAAATCCTGAACCTCACTCGCCTGGAATCAGGATACTATGCCGAATTTCTAGACGGCCTCTGTGCTCTTGAATCCTTCGATGGGGAGCCAGTTCCTGAAAATATCGAAGTTCCAAAAGACTACCAGTTCCGATATATGATCTGCTACGAAGGAACACCAGTTGGAATTGACGAAGATGAAGGATGGGAACTTTTCACACCTTCCCGCATCGTCTGGACGCGCGAAACAGAATACACCCAAAAAAGGGGGAGGAACATCTGATGCCTATGGGCAGAAAACCCTTCATGCCTGAACAGATCGAGAGACGACGGGAACACCTGACCGCGCAGGGGAAAAACCTAGCCATTCAGCTGGGAAGAGTTCCCCATGCGGCAGATTTCAAAAAGGCCAACGGAACCTACTCATATACAGCCATCAGGAATGTTTTTGGTTCGTGGAATAATTTTATGGAAGAATGTGGGCTAAGGTTGAACAAGGTAACAAAAACACCAAAAAAAAATCTAATATTGACACTTCTGATTCTCGAAAAAGAATTGGGCAGAACCCCAACTAAGCAGGAATTCAATAAATATTCGAAAGATAATGAGTTAGGAAGCTCTGAGATAGTCGTAAGACAATTCGGATCTTGGAACAAATTCCTTAGATATTGCGGATTGGAGGTCAATTATGATAGAAAATAAGGTGAATCCAGTAGGTGCAAAAAATGCACATACTCACGGCGGCTATCGCCCAGGAGCCGGACGCAAGCCAACCGGCCGCAAAAAGCAAGTGCTCTACGTCACCGATGAGGAGCACGCAAAAATAAAAGAGCTAATCGAGCAACTAAGATCCGCAGAGTAGCGGGTCTTTTTTTGCCCCCTACGCCCTACCAGCTACATACTCAACATACTTACGTGCGACCTCATCTCGCTTGTTTTGCCGTTAGTGCCATTGGGCGCACCCCCTAATCCAGATATACACCTTTATTTTTACGTATTAATTGATCGTTGATCCTGAACTCTGTACTATCTTCATATCGCCGTTTTACCTCGACTTCGTCTTTGCATCGTGCGTTTTCTCTATCCCACTTTACGCAAGTACAGCAATTAACTTTACTATCAGCGTACTTGTCCATATATTTCCTGCACGACCTGTTTTCGGTCATTTACCGCACCTCCTAAAAATGGGCATAAAGATAGCCCCGCGTCGTTTTAACGCAGGGCATACCGTCACTCATGACTATATCATACTCTGTCAATGTTTGACAAGAGGGTTTTTACCTATCATTTCCCCAATTTTTTAGATACTCCGGCGTTTTGTAAGGCGGTTTTGGTGGAACCTTGCAATGACTTCCCCCTCCAGGACGACTGGGCCCGTCTAGAGGAATTGCCTCTTTCTCGTGCAAGCTTGGAGGACGGTACCGCATAAACTCGGCTAGCCGCTCCTCTTCGGTCATTTGATCGAATTTTTCCATCCATGTTCCACGAATACTATCGGCGTTTTTTTGGACCTCGGAGTCCCTGACCTTTTCCGAAATGGTAGCTGCCTTAACGACGACCTCTATGTCCGACTCAGGAGCTTCTTCCTCGGGCTTATACATCCCGGATTTACACTTTTCCATATTGGCACATAGATCGCAATCGGTCCAGTTGTGTGGGCATTGGCGTATTCCCTCGGGGCATTTCACCTTTCACTCCTCCTTTGTTATGCCTAATCTTTCAGAAAGCCTACACAGTTTTTTACTTTTTACCGCGTTCAGCTCGTAAAAATCTATGTCTAGCCCGATTTTCATCTGCTCTATCATGATCTCGACATCTGCAATCTCTTCGATGGTATTTTCAAGATTACCCTGGCCAAGGGCCATTTTACAAAGCTCTTTTTGCAATTCGGACAATTCCTCAACGCACTTGATCATTTGCTTCTCAAGTCCAAATTTTTTTTAAAACGGACTTGCATACCCTATTTTCCGTTACGCTCATGCCGATTCTCCTCTCACTTTCTCGATTCTCGCTTTCACCGCGTCCATTAAAGCGTCTTGCCCAGCGGCCTTCCGTTCTAGGGCCTCCGCCGCGTCTTCGTCTATGGTCCCC